ACCCCATTGTTTTTTCAACAACGAAGTAGCATACTTCTTTACAAATACATCATTGTACATTTCGGTTGCATCATCTGGGTCTATCATACGATGAGCCTCTATTAATAGATTCTGTCCTTCTTGTAAAAAGTCTTTGTCTATATCAAGATACAAACGATCACGACGCTGAGTATATCTAAACTGCTGGAATGAACCATTGTTTAAAACCATATCTAGAGTCTCTAGATATTGCTTGGTCATATAGTAGTTTAAGATATCAAGGGATCCAAAGGCATACAAATCATTTAAGAATATTCTATATTCAATACCAAATAAGTTGGAACGTATAGAGTTACCTACCATTCCAAATACCTTACTAATACCAACCACATGGTCTGGTATAGGTATAAAATTTGTTGCTTCCTTCCATTCTGTAGTACCACTTGTTGTAGTAGTGGTTGCTGCTAGACGAGTTTTATCATCTGCAGTTATCTCGTGAACTAGGTAACATCTCTCCATGCCATTGTAACAGTTCTCTTGGAAGAACTGAAATGTGTCGTCAATTACATTGTTTACTTGCTCATCATCTACATTAACTTGCAAGACAGGTTCACCCAATTGCCTCTTAGCATATGTAATTAATTCTGTTCTTGAACTTGGAGATGCCATTACCCACTATAATCCCTTCGTTCCTATTTAGGAAGGTTCAACGCTTGCGGGTGCTGCATCAGGTGTTGGTGCTTCTTCTTGCTCTAATAGACCTAGTGTTTCTAGTCCTCCTTGCAGTTTAATTTTATACTCGGTTGCCTTTTTTAAACTGTCTTCTAATTCTTTTATTTGTGTTTCAGTCTTAGCAATTTGCTCCTCAAAGTTTGACTTTAATTTTGCAGGATCCATGATTATCAAAGTGAATAGTTTCTAATATTTATAAGGGTGGAATATCGGCAACTGGCGGTTCTATCACTGGATATTTGTATGTTGAAATAATTTGTTTTATGATATATCCTATCTCAGGATAATGTTTTGTATCGTATCCTTTTACTAGTCTTTCAAACTGATCAATATCAATCTTTTTTACCTTCAACATTTTTCCAGCACTTAATACCTTTTCTGCTATTTGTGAACCAGAAGTTACATCATTTTTCTTGAATGAAATTTTTTTAAGATAATGTAAATATGTACTCCACTCAGTATGTTCTTGTAATCTTTTATTTTCTATAAATTCTTTTTCTTCTAGAGTAAGATCTAGTTCATTTCTACGATGTAGTATTAGTAAATACTCTTCTGGTGTTAATTTCATTGTACCCAAATCTCAGCTCTTATAGATCTATTTACACCAGTAGTTCCTTGACAACAATAGATATGATCTCCTGCACTGTTTCCAGATCTTACAGGTGCTATGCCACTACTGACATCATTTGATCCTTGATTGTTTTCATTGTTCCAACCAAAACCCCAACGAACTCTATTACTATTATTACCTGTGTAATTAAATCCGTACCACTGGAATCCATTTTGATTAGTAAAACCAGATCCCTGATACATACTTTCTCCACGAGGATTACTAGATAACTGTTGAGTGTTTTGTAATCTAGTTAAACAAGTTTGTCCTACACCACTCTGTAACCATGTCCAACCATTATATGGCACACTTGATTGTCCACCATTGTTTAGATCAGGAAAAACTGCAGCAATAGATTGTGCAACATAGTGATTGTAAGCATGATTTTTATGATCGCCATCGTTAAGATTTGCACCATTAGTTTCATTGTATACATTTGAAGTTGTCCAATAGTTTGAGTTATATCCAAACGTAGATCCTCTAGTACATTTCCATGCTAACATCCATCCACCACCACCAAGATGATTTGAATTCATTGCACAGTATATTTGTTTAGGACCTACCGAAGGTAAGTTAATCCAATATACACCATCTGCTGCAGTTGGATTTATTGCTAAGATTGCTGCAGCACTAGTTGCTGCTTTATCTGCAGAACTTCCATCAGGTTCAGATCCCCCACCAATAACCATCCATTCAGATCCATTCCAAGTTTCTAATTTTTCAGTATCAGAATTGTATATTGTTGCACCTGTTCCAAGGTTAGTTGGTTTCTGTGATTCAGTATAACTAGGAAATTCTATTCCTGTACTAGAAATAAATCTCCCTGCATTTATTTGTCCCATATTATCTTGTAAACATAAAGTTCATTCTTTTACCAGGTCTGTAGTTAGCACCAGCATTAGAGTTACAGTGTGTACCTATGGTAGTATTAGGACCATAACCATATGTCTGTTGAGTATTGTCTTTTGAATGGAATCCCCAGTTGAATGCAGGAGACTGGTGACCCCGCAAGTTTGTGTTGTTAGTTCCAGAACAATATACACCACCTTCTCTATTACCAACAGAGAACATATAATTACCATCAATATAATCTTGTCTCAAAACTCTACCATTACTATCACTACTATTAGGTATGTAGGATGCGTTGGTCATGATAAAAGATTCAGATGGAGCTGTAGCATCATCACCTAATTTATAAAAATTACCACCACCATACTGTGTAATATCATTTGGATCTTGATAATCCTGATATGTTGAAGGAGAACCACCACTTGAGTTTGTTACTTGAGCTCCATCTGTATCCCATAATCTATCAGGATCTTCAATAACATTCTTGTGAAACTGAGAGAACATTGGAGAATGTGACAATGTTGTGGATGATCCAGCAGTTCTACTTTGAGATGCTTGGTTTGGTGTATTGAAATCACTTCCCGTATATTCTAATCTTCCTGCACCAGATCCTTGATCAGTACACGCATGCATCATCCATCTTCCAGCATAACCATTACCAAGAGCTTTATTACAGATAATTAAATCTCTCATGTTTAAAGTTTCGTAGACAGCACCATTAGCATCTAATGATGATAATCCTAGATGATTGTAATATTCTCTACCACCTTTATCCTCTAGAGAATATACACTCCACCCTTGTGATTCTGGAATACTACGATCATACTTAATAGATAATGTCCATCCACCACCTTGGGTAGTCATATCACACCATACTTGGAAAGGTGCAGCACTTGGGTTGCTTCCAGAAAATGCAGCAGGATTTAACCATAGAGGTCCTTCTAATGCTCTAACGTCATTTAAACTTCCACCAGCAGCAATAATATCCACAAGTATCATCATAGCAGAACCATTTGCTTTACTTGATTCTGTGCCATCATTAACAGCACCTTGCATTTTTATTTGACTCCAGTTTGTTCCGTCCCAAATAACCAATGCTGCCAAAGATGTATCATAGATTAAAAATCCAGCATCACTTGTCCCTAAGTTTGTAGGATAAGCATTCTCATTCGCAAAACCTTGAAATTTTATTCCCTGTTGAGCACTAACTTGATTTACATTTATTATACCCATGTTGTCTAGGTAAAATCCTTCTTATATATTTATCGTATAAAACCGTTAAATGTCATTCTATTAGAACTCCACTTCTTTTGTTGGAAGTGAATTGAATGCCAAAGATTTCCTTCATACATGATTAGTTTGTTAAATTCATGTGGTTCTATGTGATATCTTGTCCATTCTTTGTGCTTTACTTGTGATGGATCAAAGGTTACCATTGCCTGTACAGGATTCAATAATCTTTTTGCTCTATAGTTTTTGTCATACAAGGTAGTTTCCTCTCCAGTCTCTTCACTTCTAAAAAAAGCAGTACCATTATCATCACCATCATATTCATCTTCAGTGTTGAGAGATAATACACTAGCATATCTTACTTCATCAGTATGTGGATATAGACTTTGATACCTACATTTCTCTTTCATATCATATACTTGGAATCCAAATCTAGTCTCATCAGGAAATCTCATTATCTCACTACTACCTTCAAAATACTTTGTACATATAAACTTCATTGGTTCGTAAAAAGATCTTTTGTGTATACTCATGTAATGAATATAACCTGGTAAATTTGTAACCTCTCCCTGATACGTTGCGGTATAATCAATTGACTGTGCATATGCTTTTACCTCATCAGGATATTTAAAAAAGTTTCTGACTACAACTATCCTATTTTTATGTTTGCCTATATGTTTTTGTTCTACTTCCCACGCAGAAGGATGTGCAACAGCAAATAATTCTGAATTAATTACCTTCATTTGATTTCTCCAATACCATTACAAATAAACCATTCCACCAGTGTGTTGGATTTTCTATGATCTTACTAAGTATCTTTCTCTCAAAATATACATCGTAATTGTTATCTTTTACAAACTGCACCGCTGACTCTATAACACCATCAAAATTAGCATCATCTATAACCATGATAAATTTATCCGCTAGGAAAGGTGCTAGATGATTTAGATTGTTTAACTGCTGTACATAGTCATGGTTAGCATCATAAAATATTACGTTTGGTTTCTTTCCTTGAAAATCTTCTTCCTTTAGACTAAGTATATCAGATTTGATAAATGATGACTTTCCATTTTCATATTTTTTAAAGTACCTTTGAAACTCTTCAAAAGGATTACCTAGTTCAACCCAGTGCATATTCTTCGTCATTGGTTTGCATTCTGGTTCTGAGTAATCATCAACACCAATATTCTCTATACTATTACCCATTGTAGCAGCAAAGAAAGTGCTTCCTAATAATGTTCCTAGCTCAAGATATACAGCATCATCATAAGAACAAAGGTTATTTAAAAAGTGTCTAACTCTATCTGATGATAGTCCACGAATTTCATATCCTTCTGAAACAAAATTAGATTTGAATGACAAAGAATTATCAATAGCATCTAAGCACCTTTGTGTATACTCCTCTATCTCAAATTTTTCTCCTATCTTCTTGAGGTGTGATTCTACAACAGATTCACAATAATTACAATCCCAACAATCAAACTTACATGTCTTGATCTTCTCCCTCCACAAGTTTATCGGAGCATCCTTGACTTGTAAATCATCCATGTACTCGTCAAACTCAGGAAATAGAAGTTCATCTTCTCGTGCCCATCTCTCTACAATATCCATAGACTCTTTCAGTCTCATCATGTTTTCTCTGCCATGCATCTTGAAAACATCTATACCTAAATCTAAAAACTCTTTCCAGTCTTCTTTCCATGGAGGTAGGTTTGCTGCTTTCAATGCAGAAGAAGGATCTTCTATATCCCATTTAGAACAAGAGTTTGTACTGATAGGATCCATAAAGAACTGTGGAGACTTACCTTGTCTTGTACTATTAAAATGGTAATGCTCATCCATAATACTACAACCACCCCAACAACCCTCATTTGCCAGTAATGAAATCTCTACTGGTTTACCAATCTTCTTGCAGTATTCCTTTGCTTTCTTTATCTCTAGTAGTCCATTCTTGTCACGCATCATATCTCTGTCTAAGTTGATATAATGGAAGCCAGCCTTAGCAAGATTTACGATATCGTTTGCCTTACAAACATTTCTTATGATAGTATTCTTAATTTTTAAGTCAGGAAATGCTGACTGTA